ACGAGATGGGCGTCTACCATCGTGAGGTGCTGCGGTTCGGTGTACTGACCTGTACCCTGACCTACAGCTACCTTGATAACGCCGACTGTGCCTACCTGCTCGGACTTTTGCAAAATAAGACCACATTCCAGTTTACCTGCCCTATCCCCGGCGACGCCGCAGATGTGGCACAAACAACCACCCGCACCTGCTACTGCTCCAACTACGGGGCGGCCCTGCAGCGGCTGAAAGCCGGTGTTTGGCGGGACATGGATCTGGAAATCAAAGAATGCTAAAGAGGTGCCTGAATGGTTAAGAACATCCTGGTGCTGGATGACGGCACTGAGATTGCCGCCGGCACCGTTGGTCAGAATGCCATCCGTTCCCTGATCTGTACCGAGACAGTATCCAAAACCACAGACCTGTGCCCTGGCGCAGCCTGCTCCAATAAGCTGGAAATCACAATCTGGGTGGAACCGGGAACGGATCTTCCGATCACATCCGGGACCCGGCTGACCCACTACCGGGAGACATCCGGCCATCGAACCCTGGCGGGCACCTACTGGGCAGTTAAACCTACCAGCCAAACCCGCAACACCTATAAAGTATACGCTTATGACGTTGTATCCCGGCTTGATAGCGTACAGTCTACCTGGCTGCGATCCATCCAGGATCAGTTCCCGATGACATTGTGGAAATTCGCCGGGCTGGTAGCACAGCGGTGCGGCGTAACCATTGCCAACAGCTCCCTGCCCCGCAATGGAACCTATCTGGTACAGGCTTTTTACGCTGACAATCTGACCGGCCGCCAGCTGCTTGCCTGGGTAGGCGAAGCGTCATGCACTTTCTTGCGGGCTACACCGGACGGAAAAATCGAATTTGCCTGGTACACAGATTACACATCGCAGAGCATCGGGCCAACCGTATACATAAGGGACGGCCTGTCGCATGACAAGTTTCAGACCGCGCCGGTCGTCAAAGTACAGATCCGGCAAAGCGATGACGACGTGGGTGTGCTGTATCCGTCCGACGAGAGTGGATCAAATGCCTTGGTTATCCAGGGCAACCTGCTGCTGACATCCGCCACTGCGGATGCACTGAAGCCGGTCGCGCAGGCGATATTTGAAACGATGCAGGGCGTGACCTACACACCGCTCAAAGTAACCGTCCCGGCGGATTTTCCCCTGCCAGCACCGGGAAACATTGTATCCGTCACTGATGCCCGCGGAAACGTGCTGAGCTCCTATATCATGACCCGGAAAATATCCGGTCAGCAGGTCACGCTGGAATCCACCGGCAACGCCACACGGGACGGAACCGCAGCCGTAAATGAGCAGAGCTACAAGAACCTGACCGGCAAGATGCTGGAGATCAAGACCAGCGTGGACGGCCTGGAAGTAAAGGCCAGCGACCTGACCGGAAAGTATACCGACCTGAAAGCAACGGTGGACGGGCTTTCCTCTGAGGTGAAAAAAGACACCAAAATCACCGGCGGCGGCAACCTGATCCTGGGCAGTGAGAGCTTCAAGAACGCCCTCTCTGGCGGCCCTGGCAGCAGCGTTGTGTATGGCGATGATGGCAGCGCAACCATAACCAATGCGAACACCAACGGGTATTTTATGTTCAACACCGCGGGCGCTCGCATTATAAAAGGCGTCACATTATGCCTGTCCGTTATGTACAAACTCATTTCCGGCACCGATGCGCTGCGGCTGGGCATTACGTTTACGGGCGATAATGGCAAATATTACATTGCCTACATAAAAACCGCTGACCAGCTCGAAATTAAGCAGACAGACGGCTGGGTGCTGCGGTATGGTACATGGACCCCCGGCCAAAACGGTGTTTTGAAAAAAGCCGATTTCGACAGCAATGGCAACTGCACCAATAAGTTTGAGCTGCTTCACCCCATGCTGCAATACGGCAACGCGCCGACCGCGTGGAACGCCAGCTCCGGTGACTATCTGACCCAGGAAAGCGCAAAAAGCCTGTTTTCCCAGACCGCTGACGAGATCAAAACCGAAGTCACCAAGTCAGTGACTGAAACGGTAACGGCCAACGTGAAGGACACCGCTATCAGCGCCGCCAATGATGCCGTTGACAGTAAATTGCAGGATTACGCCACCACCGCAACGGTGAACAGCCTGAAAGAGGATGTCTCCGGCATCAGCCAGAAGGCGGATAGTATCAGCTCAACTGTCCGCAGCCTGAAAGAAACCACCACAACCATTTCCAACGACCTGGACAGCACCAAGAAGGAATTCAAAACCGTTAAAGAATCAGTATCCGCGATTGACCAGAAAGCCGACAGAATTACCCAGACGGTAACGCAGCGGATCACCGGCGGCAACAATATTATTGCGGGCACCGACGACTGGAACAATGCGACCCTGGATGCAGGCGGGAACGCCGCAAGCAAAAAAGGCAGTTACACCATTACGGGTGAATCTGTTCACGTGACCAATAAGGCGCAGAACACTCGCTTTCACTTTGGAGCAGATAAGTCACTGGTTATTGCCAAGGGCATGACCTATTGCGCATCGGTACTGTACAAGCTCAACTCCGGCACGGACAGCCTGTTTTTGCAGTTTGAAACCAAATCCACCAGCGGAACAAAAACTTACTACGGCAGTGCATTCAAAAACGCGAAGCAGGACATTGCGCTGGATAACGGCTGGAAGCTGCGATGGGCGGCCTTTACGGCGACCGCGGACGGCTATGCAGACGGTCTGTTTGTGAGTACCGCGGACGATAACGCCACCGTTACCAACGATCTGACCATCATGCACCCCATGGTGCAGATGGGCAACGCCCCCACTGCCTGGACGGCCAGCACCGGCGACTATCTGACCGCCACCGAAACCAAAACCGAGATCAAGCAGACGGTGAACGAAATTAAGCTGACAGCCAGCACAAGCGGAACCAGCAGCACCATCAAGCTGACGGCAGGCGGAACAGAGATCACCAGCGCACAGATCAACCTATCCGGCGTTGTGACATTTTCGGATTTGAGTACCTGGAACCAGGATAAGACAATCATCAACGGCGGCAACATTACGACCGGGCAGATTCACAATAAGGCGCGCACAACCACTTATGACCTGGACAATGCCTGGATTCGTATGGGCAAAGATACTGGCACTCGTGTGGACATTGACACGGGGCGCATCCGCTGGTACTGGGAAAACAACCTGACCGGTGTGTTAAGCAGCCGGTACGGCAAATCTTATATTGGCGATAACTCCCGCTACACGTTTTTAGGCTGGTTCTCCACCGGCGACCCCAGCTTTGACTATTCCACCGGCGGGGCCACCAGCGAGTTTGTGGGCATTGCCATTGACCAGGTAGATAAGGTCATCCACTGCAATGCCAGCAAGTTTGAAATCCCCGGCAGAATTGAATGCGGTTCTTTGAGCGTGAACGGGAGGGAGATTTAATGCAGAAATTCATGCAGATTTTGGCCACGTTGGCTTTGCTGTTGGTGCTTGCATTGGTCATCCCGCTTACGCTGGCAGCCTGCGGCGGCACGCGAACCGAAGATACAAGCTATCCGCGCCCGGAATATTCCGGCTCCCCGATGGCAGAAAGGGTGATGAAATGACCACAACCGCAAAAATTGAAGAACTCCAAAAGTCCGTCATCAACGCCATCAACAACAGCTGCCTGCACCCCGCTGTGGTGCGGCTGGTGCTGCTGAACGTGATCTCGATGGTGGAAGCCAGCGAGAGAGAGGTAAATAAAAGAGAAAAAGAGACAGAATCCTGAAAATCTGTTTTTGGTTCCCGCATAATCCACACAAAATATAACACATAAAAACAAGGCACCGGGCCAATTACAGGTTCGGTGCCTTGTGGTATTTATGGTGTCAGGATGCCGATCAATCTGCCATCGGCTGATGATCCGTGATGGTGTGTTCCTGCTGGTACTTGAGCGCAGCAGCGATAAAGCCCTTGAACAGGGGATGTGCGCGGTTGGGGCGGCTCTTGAATTCGGGGTGGAACTGTACGCCCACATGGAAATCACGGCCGGGCAGCTCAACAGCTTCCACCAGGCGGCCATCCGGGCTGGTACCGGAGATCACAAGGCCGTGGTTCTGCATCTCTGCACGGTAGTCGTTGTTGAACTCATAGCGGTGGCGGTGGCGTTCGTCAATTTCTTCTTTGCCATAGCACTCACGCAGCTTGGTGCCCTCGGCGGTAATGCAGGGGTACTTGCCCAGGCGCATGGTGCCGCCCTTCGGGATGTTCCCCTGCTGGTCCGGCATCAGAGCAATAACATTGTGCTCGCCGTCCGGCGTAAACTCGCTGGAGTTGGCATCGGCATAGCCCAGCACATCTCGGGCATATTCCATAACCATAATCTGCATACCCAAGCAGATGCCAAAATACGGGATGTTCTGTTCCCGTGCATAGCGGGCGGCCTGGATCATGCCCTCAATGCCGCGGTCGCCAAAGCCGCCGGGCAGGATGATGCCATCCACACCGGAAAGCTCTTCAGCGCAGCGCTCCTGATCCAGCAGGTTTTCGCTGTCCACCCAGTGGATCTCCACTTTGGACTCATTCTCAAAGCCGGCGTGATACAGGGACTCCAT